CGAGAAAGAAACCAATAACCTCAAATCCAAAGAATTTATTTAAAAATGGATCAATACTTATATTTTCACCTCTGAAAAATATCTTTGAACCATTTATATGGGTAACGTGATAATCTGATTTATCTCTGTACCATGTCCATTTTTTAGAACCTGATATAATTTTTTCAAACGAAGGTACGGTTGTACTTATTATTGATGGCATATCTTTACGAACAACACACCAACGAGAATTGTGGAATATTTCACAAAGTCTTGAAAGAATAAATAAAATAACAAATGTTTTACCTCCTCTTATTCCACCACCATAGAATAAAAATTTATAATTATTAATATTTTGAGAAGCGGCCATTGAAGTAACAAAAAATTCTGCCTGCTTTTTATTTTGTGTTAAATCAACATTACACTTTAATTTTAGTTCCATCAGGTAATATTACTATGTTTGATTCCGATTCAATATGTTGTTCAATTACTTCTACATTTTTACCGAACCCTGAATCCATTAACTCCTTGAACGCTGCAACGTCACCCTTTCTTGCTTTGCTTATCAATGCAAGCGTTATCATGTCAGCCTGTGAAAGTTCTTCATTCTCGCCTGTAATAGGGTTTTTGAGCTTCTGTGTTACTTCTAACCACTCACGGACAATAGTACTTCTATTGCGTGAACCTTTTGGGCGACCATTCTTTTCGGGTTGGTAGTGTGAACTGAACGGTGTAAGGTTTTCTATGTTAGCTTTTTTTTTCACGTTTTTTTCACGTTTTCTTTTTAAACTGTTTCCAATCAATTAAATGGTGATGCCTTCCAAATCTTATGACTGTTTTTACATATTGTGGCCAAACAGCCTCTACCATTTTAGCTTTTAATAAATTATTTTTCGGTGCATTGCCTTGATATAATTCGGTTTGATTGCCACCCTTCATTTTATTGGCAGTACTCACCTTATCGGCTAAGTAATAAATACAACTTGATGTAGTCCCTCCATTGTGAAGTACCTGTAAGCATAAATCAACATCTTCGTTATACTTCAATCTCCAGCGATATGGTAAATCGTTTTTAATAAGCATTGCACTATAAACATGAACATTACTTTTAAATGGTTTTTTTGGCACTCTTCTTTCAAAATTAGGCTCTTCAAATCCAGATATATCAACATTTGTTTTTTTAGCGTTTTGCTCTACAAATAATAAAGCTGAATCTATATCATCCCATCGTTTACGCTTCCCATTTATCCACTTTGCAAATCCCTGTATGTTATCATCAAATAGCCAATGATATTTATATCCTTTTGCTTTAGCGTGTTCCCAACAATAATTTCGTGCTGGATAACTTCCTAATCCTAAATTTGAGAATGGTAATTTTAAAACTCTATTAACACCAAGTTTATTACAATACTGCTCATATTCCTGTGGCTCGACTGCAATTAAATAGTCAATTCCGGCAGCCTCAAAATTATCGGCTGTTAAAGTTTTCTCATAACGTCCTTTTGAAATTATATAGACAGGGTACTCATGTTTACTTGCCATGCCATATTCATTTTTTTAAAAGGTACATTTAAATTATTCAAATAACTTTCTGCTTCTTCTGGTCCATCAAATATAAAAACTACTCTTTGTTGTCCTGAACTTATTCCTATAGGGTCAAAGTCTGCATCAATATCAACATCTTCGTCTGTCATATTGTTTTCATCCATTCCTTTTGCCCAATCTGGTAATGCTCCCATGTCTTGCAATTCAAAATCTGCAAAATCACAACGCAACAGTTCCATGTCAAAATCTGAACTGTCAGAAGTGGAGTTATCCATGATAGCTAATTGTTTTCTTTTCGGGTCGTTGGTCTTTAAATCAGTACGTTTTACAACAATTAATTCAGAACCATCAGTTTCAACTATTTTGATAGGTTTATCGCCCCATTGTTCAAACACTCCATTACCGGCTATGATTTCGTTTTCATTGTCTATTAAAATGGATCTTCCGGCTCCCGTTTCAGAAAGTGATTTGTTTATTAGTTGTTGATTTCGTTCTGAATGTTTGCGATAATTTTGTTTATCAGATTTAATCATTTGATTAATAGTTATTTATATATAAATATTCTTAAATTGAGTAATTTTTATATCGGTACAAATATACAAATAATTTTATGAAATGGTTTGTTTGATAGAAAAAATATAGTTTGTTAATTATTTTAACTTATAGAATTATAGAAATTTATAGAAATTAAAATGTTATTATAAGTTAATTTTTTTGTGTAAGTAGTTAGTTATCAAATATATATAATAATAATAATAATAAAATTATAGAATTATAGAAATATTACATACATCATGATAGGCTTTGAGTATATACTTTTCCATATAAAAGTTTTTAAAACGATATAATTCTATAATTCTATAAATTTGATTATAATTACCTATAAATCAACACTTTAAAAATTATAGAAATTATGCAAAACTATAATTTCTCGGGTGTTATAATGTTAAATATATATATATTCGATTTTTTTACCTCAAAACATAGTATATATATCAATATATATTTATATATTTGCGAAATAATTTTAAACACATAAATAATGAAAGCAACAAAAACAACAAAAACCCTCATTGTTTTAACAAAAGAGGAAAAAGAAAAGGCTAAAAGATTAAGTATTAAACAGTTTGGATATTCCAATTATTCAGGACTTTACGCTTATTTTTTAAGCAAATCAATAGAATAGTATGAATACAGACAGCTTAGAAGTTAGTAAGCTCAAAAAGCTGATAGCCGGAAAAGAAAAGTATTTAACGACAATTGCACCGGAAAAGGAATATTTATTTCAGATAATGCAAAATGAAATATTATTTTTAAAAAATGAAGTTATGCCTATTTTGCTAAAAAATACAAGTATAGCACATCAAAATTTTGTCAATTATGCAGTTACTAAATTTGACAAGGCTATTGAGTTAAATGCAAACGGGATTTTATTATATTTTCCGATTGATGAAAATTACACAGACGCCCCTCGTATTGGAATTGCAAACATGAGAGCAAATCAAAATTATGGAACCTTCGGAGCGATGGAGGTTTTTATTGATAACATGGACGGGAACGGTTGCAAAGTTAAACCTTTAAATTTAAATTTATGAGTGATTATTTTGATTTTTCAAAACCTCAAAAGCCGAAAGAAAATACGTTATTTGCAAAAGTGAATGAATTAATGTGTTGGGATGCTTATCCTGGTGAAACTTCGGAAGATGTTTTCATAAGACAAGGCAATAAATTTGATTCTTTGCCATCGACAGACATAATTGATATAATTTATGTTGGAGGACTTCAAAAGTGGGTAGAGTGTATGAGTTTAGATTCACAAAATGAGTTGTATGACACGATATATAAAGCAATAAGGAAATGCATAGCTGAGCCTATTTTGAATGATAAGAAAAAGGCTGAAGCATTCCCGCCGATGTTTAATTTTTTTATTTATTGTCAGAATTTAGATCGTAGAGGTTATGTACATAAAGAGGCTGAAAAAATAGCAGAACAAGCGTGGTATGGTGAACTTGCATCAAAGAGGTTAAAAGAAAAAACGGCTGCAATGTTTAATGTAAAACCAGATGAAACAATTTATAATGAAATAGTATCGAAAATAAAATTAATTTGGGGTTATTCCGATGATGAGATTGATGCTTTAAGATATTTTGTTTGCCAGGTTAAGGATGCCGGGAAAACAATTAATCCGAGCCAAAACAAACAAATTTATTTTTGGTCAAGGGAAAAAGAAACAGGAAAAACAAGTATTGCAAGGGCAATCGTTTCAGTGTTAAATGGTGAGGCGTTCGCAAATAATAGTAAATTTGAAAGCAGTTTGGGAAGAGAGTTACAATTTAATAACCACGATTTTCCAATGGCTGCAATTTACAACGCTGTAATACTTGATGAGGCAATGCCAAATGACAGTTCAAAGGTTTATGGACAATTAAAGAAAACGTTAACAAGTAGCGGATGCGATTTCAATCCGAAATATAATTCAATTATTCACATGGAGTGCCATCGAAATTACTTTTTTACTTCAAATAATTGTATATCTGAGTACATAAAAGATGATTCAGATCGCAGGTTTATAATTGTTGAGCCAAAAATAAAACCGAAACAAATTTCATTTACTGAGATTTTTGAAACATGGAAATTATTTTGTCAACACGCCTCGCCCCGAATGAAGTGGGCTGAATGGTACAGACAATTTGATTTTATCGAAGGACAACAAACAAAAAATATTGAAGAAACAAAACAAAATATTTTAAGCAATTCGAATATTATTCCAGACTTACAAAACCAAAGTATTTATTCCGTTTCAGTTGGTTATTTTAATAAATTGCTCACAAATACACAAACCCCATCAACAGAACTTAGAAAAGTAATTAAATTGGCATGTATCGAATTATTTGGAGAAACAATACAAAAAGGGGGCAGCGCATGGAAAAGAAACGAAATAATTTTAAGGCTGTTAGAATATCAAAAACCTTTATTTCAAAATGAAATTAATATAGAATTAAAAGAATCTGTACTTCCATTTTGATAACGTAATAACGCATTAACTATATTTATATATTATTAAAGAATTTATTTATATTGCTATAAAAAGTATTTGTATTTTTGATGAGTGAATAATTCCACATAGGCGTGTGTTAGCAGCATCACGGTTTCTTAAATTCAAATTTTCTCAAATTATTAATATATAAAAACTTACAAAATGAAAACAATTAAAAATTTAAGTGTAAAAGTTACTTATACCGTTCAATATGGCGGTGTAGAAGTTCAAGACGATGTTTATGAACAATTAATGTAAAATGAAGAATTTAATATGGACGACCTTACAAATTCAGAATCTAAAGAATTTCTTCGGAAAAATATCGAAGAATCAGACGCTCTTACTGTAATTTACGAAGTTTTCGATATTGAATAAACTTGATAGTACGCAGGCGGTTGGTTTTTTCTTCCGCTTGCTGCATAACGAAAAAAAATATGCGTATGTTGCGGGCTTTCAACTCACTATCGTATCAAAATAGCACAAATGAAACTTACTTGCAAAATGTTTCAATTAGCACCAAAGCCCGCAATTATCGCATATTATATGTTAGGCGTATTTATCACAGTATTAATAATTTAAAAAAATAAAAATCATGGGTTGTTTTAGTTTTATTTGCAAAAAATCAAATGAACCTGTTCTGTCAAGTTCATTTAGTGGTGATGCTGTTCATTTATTCCTTTTAAAAAAAGGTAAAGTAATAGAACACATGTTCGGAAATTACGATAGTTATGGGCGTGTATTTACAAACGAATTAGATACAAGCATAAAACACGAATTATTAAAATCTTTTGAATGGAAAATGGAATTTGGTAATGTTTACGATTTAATGTTTTCAGAAGATAAATCAAATGGAATAGCGGCTATTTTATCTCCTTTTTGGAAAAAAGGCGACCCTTATCCTACTGAAAGAAGTGAAGGCGACCCAAATCAAGGGTGGGGTGAACATGGCAAATTAATGGGATTTTGGGGCAATGATATTTGCGAAAAAGTTGAAAATCCATTTCATCGTGTTTTTTAATTACGCCTAACATTAACGGCTATGCGTATTGTGGCGCGGTTCTAAATCGCATAAGCTATTGAAATGCTGCAAGCCACTACGCATAGGCATTGTGTTATCGGTTCGGTTTTTCTTAATTTATAATTCAAAATAATATGATTTACATAACTCAAAAATTTCAAGACGAATTTCACCACATCCATAACGTATGGGAGGTTGATTGTGATAATATTCAAGAATTATATATCCAACACATGACAGAAGAAGCATCGAGAATGGATTTAGTCATTAATCCGTACTGGTTGAATCCAATGGATTATTTAATTCATAATTCGCACTTATCAAAATCGGATTTTAATAAAAAGTCAAAACAGTGGAGAGAATTTAGACGTAATTTCACAATCGACCACTTCATTAAAGACGTTTTTCAAGGGGTCAAACACGAGTATAAGGTCATTTCTTTTTAAACTGACCGATAACGATTAAGGCTATGCACATTCTGGCGGGAATGGCATCGCTACAAACTTTCAAACTGCTAAGTAGCCAGTGCGCATAGGCGTGTGTTATAACCAGTGCATTTTTATAAGTATCTAAATATTAACAATTTAATTTTAATCAAAATGGAAAAAGACACAGTATTATTAGACGTTGAAAAGTACAACGAGTTAAGAGATTTTAAACAAAAAATTGAAGAAGGTAAAACCCTTGTAATAATTTCTGGTTGGAATTTTTATCGAAAAGATTTTATTACAACTGAAAAAGCATTAGAAGAAATTGCAGCGGAAAATAAACTTCTACAAAAGGAAAATGAAGAATTAAGAAAATCAAAAGAAATAAAACTTAATGACATAAAGAAAATGTCATATTGGGAATTTCACAAATGGCGTAAATCCTAAAAAATAATCCAATGCAGGAATGCTGCGAGTAGCGTTCTTGCATTGGTTATAACGGCGGGTGTATGTGGGGTTTTAGCGTTGATTTTCGTGGGTGGATAATCCCACATACACTTGTGTTATCGGTTGTTTTTTTCTTTTCTTTCATTCAAAATTTAATCATAAAATGAAAATAATAGTAAGTTTTTCAGGTGGTAAAGATAGCCACGCTTGTTTAATCGAAGCCGTAAAAAAATACGGTAATGATAAAATTGAAGCCGTTTTTTGTGATACTGGCTGGGAACACCCAGATACATACAACCATATAATTGAAACTTGTAAATCTTTGAATGTGAAACTAACCACACTTAAAGGGAAATACGACTTTGTTTCTTTAGCGGTTTACAAAAAACGTTTTCCATCAACGAATGCACGGTTTTGTACATCCGAATTAAAAATGAAACCAATGATTGATTATGTATTAACGCTAAATGATAGCTGTATAATCATTCAGGGGATTAGAGCTTCCGAAAGTGCTTCACGTGCAAAAATGGACGAAGAATGTATGTACTTTAAAAGCTACTTTCAACCAAACAAGAACGGTAAAAAAGAAACTTATAGAGCAAAAGAAATTAGAAAGTATTGCTTAGAACATGACGCTTCAGTTTTAAGACCAATTTTCAACTGGTCAGCTCAACAAGTTATTGATTGCATTGTAAGCTCAGGACAACAACCGAACCCACTTTATTACAAAGGATTTTCACGTGTTGGCTGTTTTCCCTGCATTATGTGCCGACATTCAGAAGTTAGACAAATTTTAAAAGACGAACCAATGAAACAACGCCTTTTAGAAGCTGAAAAAATAATGAAAGAAGGAACTGAACGTGGAAGTACATTTTTTCCACCAACTTATATTCCGAAATGGGCTTGCTCAAATAGAAGCTATCCAACAGTTCAGGAAGTTTTCAATTATGTTTCTGACAAAGACGCAACAACCGATATGTTTGAACCAGAGGACGGATATTCATGTATGAGCTTATTTCATGGTTTATGCGAATAATCGAACCTGCACGTACTTTTTAAAATAACCGATAACGAATAAGGCTATGGGTATTTTGCCCATTTGCGAGTAAATCACTTTCATAAACGCACAAAATGAAAAACGGAACACAAACAATCGAACCCACACAAAGTGGGCAAATACCCATAGGCGCATGTTATGCCATCGTTCCTTCTTCTGTCCGACATCCGGCTACTTACACTGAAAGTTTTATCCCAAAATTTGCAGAGTTGCTTTCTGAATGCAATAACGTCCTTGATCCATTTGCCGGGGTTGGAAAGCTCGCACTTATCAAACAGCACGGATTTACAGGGAAAGTCGTATGTAACGAACTTGAACCAGAATGGGCAAAGACGGGCAAATATGACGTGGACGAATGGAGTATCGGGGACGCTGCAAATTTGCGATTTGCGAATTGCGAATTTGACGCTATATGCACAAGCCCGACATACGGCAACAGAATGGCTGATCATCATAACGCAAAAGACGCAAGTAAGAGAATGACATATAGACATTGCTTAGGTAGACCACTTGATGAACAAAACACAGGCAAAATGCAATGGGGTGAAAAATACAGACAAAAACATATTGAAATATACAGAGAATGCCTTCGGGTTTTGAAACCAAACGGGATATTCATAATTAATATTTCTGACCATATCAGAAAAGGTGAAGTAATGCCAGTAGTAGAATGGCATAAAGAAACCTTGCTGAGCATCGGACTGCAACTTGTCGAGGAGATAAAAATCGAGACTCCAAGAATGGGTTTTGGTCAAAACGCTAAAGTTCGAGTACCCCACGAAAGCATTCTTGTTTTTTGGCATGTGGCATAACGCCACAGCTAAAGGCGCACGGCTGCACAAAACTTTCAAACTTGCACAAACTGTCTGCCGTGTAGCCTTTTAGGTGCGTGTTATGTGGGCGTTATTTCTTTCTTATTATCAAACTATAAAATATGAACAACTCAATTACATTTCAAAAAGACATTAAACGCTTTTATGTTAGTGGTAAAATTTCAGGAATGAAAATCGAATACGCTAAACAAAACTTTCATTTTGCTTGCTTAGAAGTACAAAAGTATCATGAAGCTGATTTTGTAGTAAATCCTTTCGATATTAATCCATTTTTAGGCATCCAGCACTGGATTTGTTACATGATAAATGATATTCGTAAACAACGAAAATGCACACATTCAGCCTTTCAACAAAACTGGAAAGATAGCAAGGGGGCAGTTATCGAATACTTTTTCGCTAAATTCATTTTCAAACACGGCATCGTTTTTTTATAATGCCACATAACAATATTGTATGCGCTATTTTTGTCGGACAAAATTATATAACTATATGAAAGACAATAAAATAAGAATCGGGTTAAGAATTAACAAAGATTGTTATGATGCTTTTATATTTTTACAATCAATAAATTTTAATCCTGCAAAATTGCTTCGTGAAGGCGGCGAAAAATTAGTTATTGAAACAGCTGAAAAAATGAAACGACCAAAATTAATAAAAATAAAATTACCATTTTAAAACAAATAAATAAACTAAAAACATTATGTCAACAAAATTAGAACGATCAAACGATTTTACTTCAAAAATAAAATCAGATTTAAAAAGTGGTTTAACGGTTGAAAAACCCTCAACAAAAATAAGCGGTTGCCTTTATTGTCAATATGCTGAAAACTGCCCACGAACTCGTCATCTTTCTTGCATGGCACACAATCGGGTAAATAAAGACAGTATTTACTATTCCGCAAAATAGACTGATTATGTCAAAAATGAAATGTGATTCAAGATTTAACTTCAAACGTAAAATCTACATACATTAAAGTTTATAATGAAAATAAGTCAATTGGAAAACAAAGTCAAGGAAGCTGAAAACAAAACAGGTTCAGCCTCTACTAACGGAGCATATTATGCAAGTTTAAAAAGCCTTAAATTTTGGCTTGATAATTTGCATAATTCCACAATTGCAAACCCTCAAATAGAACTTACAGATACTTATATTAAGTATTTTGTTGAAAATAATGGGCAATTATACGTAAAAGTAAGTAATATGCTTTTCGAGTATAAATGTGGAATAAAACCATTTTAAAATGAAAATAAAAGAATATAGCTACTTAAGAAAAATAACCAGTCTGAAAGAATTTTCAGACATAAATATCAATAACATGAAATTCAGTGAAAGAATATGTGCAAGTAGAATTTACGAAAAGCACTTAAAAAGTAATGAAAATGAGATAATTGCCAAAACAAAGGCGATTGAAGAAGCGCAAACTAACAAAATTAAGTCCGGCATGTTCACCGGAGAGTTTTGGGACGGAGTTATTGAAGAAATAAACAAAATACAATCTGATCTACAATGATAAAAAACGTTTTAAGAAAGTTTAACTAAGTTGTGTACAACTTTCAACTACAAATATGATTGTATTATGTAGAAAATTATTACCTTTGCATTACAAAAAAACCAATTAAAAAATACAACATTATGACAAACATTATTATTTTAATCATTCTCGTTCCGACAGCTTTATTGTTAGCAATTATTTTTGTAGGAAAACAATTCAGAAAAATGGACGTAAAAGATGAACAAATTCACGAAGCTGAATTGAAATATTTGCAAGACAGGGCAAAGGAATTAAAGGAACTTGGTTTAATTAATTCTGTTTACGACTTTTTAACAGGTGCGAACGAACAACGCAACCGACAAAAAGAGAAAGGAGTTTGAAATGAAAAAAGAATTAAAACCAACCCCGCTCAACGAGGCAAAAATAGCATTTAAAAAGATTGAGCAATTTGTCAAAAAACGTCCGACCCCTTCAGAATACGATGTTACTCAATTCCTTATTGAAAATGAACTTGAAAAATATACAGACTTTGCAATTAGTTTGCAAATTGTTGTCAGTGAAAAAGAATGGATTTTATATCAGAACAAACAAAATAAATACAGATAAATATTATGAAACTCAAAATCAACAAATTTAAAAGTTTAAAAAACTTAGAAGTAAACATTCCCGCTCAAATTACAGGGGGTAATGGACATGGAAAATCAACAATCCTTGAAGCAATCTCTTTCGTATTTACCGGCAAAGATTTGTCAGGTAATGAATTTAAACAGGTGTACGATAATCGGGTTGACATTCACGATGCAATTTCCGATGTGTCATATTTTGACAATTACGGAAATGAATATAACAGAATTGTACAACCTATTTATCAAACTAACCGGGCGGGGGTTGAAGAAATTAAAATTAAACGTTCAACCGAATGCCGCAAAAATACAATTATCTGTAATGATTTTAGCGATGATTTTCAGGACTTTTACAGGTTTGGGACTGACTATTTTTTTAATCAAAAAGAGGATTTACAACGCTCAATTTTTATTGATATTTTGAAAAGCAAATTACCTGAATACGATGTTAATTCTGCAAGCCTTAAACTTAAAGAACTGAAACGCTCGCAAAAAATTGAGGTGGACATGGTCAAAGGTTTACAGGATGCAAACAAAAATACAAAGGATGTTGAAGTTCCCATAATACCCGCCGAAATTGAAAAAATGAATGCTGAGTTTTTGGCGTTACAAAATTCGAGTGATCTCGATGCAGTTACTGAAATCAATAAGAAGAATAATCATGCAATGGGTGATTATTATACAAAAAAAGGTGAAATATCCAAAGCTATTTCTGATACTGAAATTTTTATCGAAAAGACTAAAACCAATATTCAATCTGAATCCGAAAAACTCGAAAATTGCAAAAGTGCAAAATTTGTACCGAAAGAAGTTGAATCTACCGATAAGTTGAGTGATTTAGTTTATGAGTTAAAAAATAAACTCGAAGGACTCGAATATTTTGAAAATATTGAAAAATATGCAGAAAAGTATTTTAGCAAAAATCCTGTATTGGTTGAAAATAAGAAAAAAATTGAAATAATCATGCAGCATAGTTTTGTTATGACTGATAAAATTTCAACAAATTGTCCGTTATCTGGTGAGTTTTGCGAAACTGCAAAATTGCATTCTGAATCTGCTGCAAGAATAGTATTTAATGATGACAATACAAGGCGCATCGATATAATTAAAGCCGAAAATCGCCAAATTCTCGAAAAAGAGATGCAGAGTATCAATGCAGAATTTAACGCTGTAAAATCAGATTTGCAAGAAGCTGAGCGGAAACTTAATAAACTGATTGATGCAAACAAACAAATCGAATTAGATAATGAATTTTTAAGTGAATCATTCTCATTAAGCAACAAAAAAGGAATTGAGGAGCAAAACTCAAAAATCGAAACACTTGAACAAAACCTGAAAAGTTTAATAGTTGAACTTTCAAGAAAACAAGTTGATTTGACAAATTTAATCGAACCAACGCCCGAAAAATTGCCCGAACAGTTGGAAATATCGGATGAATTGAAAAACATTCACACAGAATACGAAGCTTTGAAAGTTGACATAAATAAAGCGATCGGAGTGAATGAAAACAACGTCAAACTAATTGCAGAACGTTCATCCGAAATCAAAACAAAACAAGCAAATTTGCTGCAAATAATTGAACAAATTACAGAATTAACTCAAGCAATTAGCGACTATTTCAGCAATCTTTCAAACATTGTAAAGACTGAATTTGCGGGCGAAATTGAAATTGATGTGGAACTTTTGGAATACGTAATGTCAAAAGATGAATACAAAGATTGTTTCAAAATTACGGCTAATGGTAAAACGTTCCCTTATGAGTGCAACGGTGCGCTTCAAAACAACGTAAAACTGCAAATCCTTGCGAATTTACAACGGTTAAAAGGTTATACAGGCGTTACCGTAATGGACAACTGCGAGGCGAACACGACTACTCCGATTAACACGTGCGGACTTAATTGCGTTTTGGCTTTTGCAACATTGGATGAACAATTAATAATTAGTTAATCTTACTTAAAGGATTAACCACAATCAAAACAATTATGTACTTTTATAGTGAAAATAAACAATACAAATAAATTTAAAATTATGACAAACGAAACAACAACAACAGCGGTACAACTGCAATCAGATTTTATTAAAATGTCTGAAACTCATTTACAAATGAGAGCATCCGACAACCCAGAATTCAAAAAACAATTTATTAAAACTTTTTCCGATTTGATTTTTTCACAGTCAGATGAAATGTTGGAAAAACTAAGTAAAACCCGCCCAGCTTCATTAATGAACGCAATTTTCAGAGCAACGGAATCCGGCGCCTCATTTGCCAAAAAAGAAATATCTTTCATCCCTTTTGAGATTTACAAAAAGGAAAAAGTCGGAGGAGTTGAAAAGAAAACAGCAACAGGCGAATATGAAGCACTTGTAATTTTTGACATTAATTTTCAGAAACAACAGATTTTAAAACTGGCAAATTGTAAAAGGTTTTACACTGCGGAAGTTCACGAAGGCATTGAAATAATTTCAGACCTAACAACAGGAAATTTCTGTTTTGATGGTAAAAATGATGTGACAAAACCCACAATCGGATATTATGCTTGTTTCATTTCAACAGATGATCAAATTTACGATCTGTTTATGACTTGCAATGAAATCATTGAACGTGCAAAATTTAGCCCTCAATTTAAAGTTGATAATTACAAATCAACAGGCAAATCAGTACACTTTGAAAAAATTGTAGTTCGTAATTTAATGAAATTAATTCCTAAAATTTCAGAGGAACTGAAAAGCGTCCTTGCATGGGATGAAAGTTCAGAGTTCACTCATTACGAAGATGTAACCGATGGAGGTAAGGCTTTAGAATCAGCTAAACAAGGATTAGCGGCAGCTAAAGAGGATGTAAAAGTAATTGAAACAGCGGTCGCCGTCTCTGAATCCGAAACAAAAGCAGAACCGGAAGTAAAAGAAGATGCTAAAGCGTATTTTTAAATGAAAATCAACGTAATCGCAACAGGTAGCAGTGGTAATCTCTACGAACTTATCGACAAAGAAGGTAATTCAATGTTGATTGAGGCAGGGATGCCCCGTGCTACCTATGTAAAAAATAGAGTTGGAAAAACTCCTCCAGAAATGTGTATCATTTCGCATTCTCATATGGATCACTCAGGATATAAAGGCGAATTTGAAGCGGTAATGCCAACATATTTAGCACAAGAAAAAAATGTATCTGAAAATTGGAAAGCGTTTGGATTTAAAATGAAACACGGAGATGGCTTTTCGCTATCATTCATAATCAAATCGCTTGTCGAAAATAAGTTTTTATTTTTTGCTACTGATTTAGAATATTCAGAAAATTATTTAAATCTTTATGACGCTTTGAAATTTTACGAAGTTGAAAACTATTTGATTGAGTGCAACTATAATGACTACTTATTTCATTTAGCAACACCCGAACAACGACAGGGATGTATAAGGCATTTAAGCGATAACGATGTAGTTAATTTCATAAAAAAAACGGGTGCCAAAAATCCACTTATAATCACAATTCACGGGTCAAATCGTTTAAGTGCTGATTCGTACACAAAAAAATATCTCAATTCAAAACTAATCACTGCAACGGTCGACGTGGCTGTTGGAGCTAAAAATGGAGTAAAAAATTTATTTTTAATATAAAATCAAACACACAATGAACGAACTTAAAAAAATCCTACAAAAATTGGATGCAACAAATCCAATGTCTTATCGTCTTTCACGACTTTTTAATGAGTTGAAAGACATTATCAAAGAAATTGATATTCAGTCAATAACCTATAAAAATAAAGTAAAATGAAAATCAAAATCATTAAAAAATCAATTAAAGAAGGCTTAACCTCAACCGGTTCAGAATATTGCATTAAATCGCTTTTTGTTTCATTTACAGAATCAGAAATTTATGAGAAAATCGTAAAACATTTGCAGGGGATGGCTTGCGCTCAG